AGCGGACAGACACAGGAAGAATCAATCGAACCGCAGACCGAGACATTGACACTCACGGCTATGCCGAGAATCAGCGATGCTCTGGTCAAGGCGAGATGTCCTTACACATCCGGCACATCCAGCACATACGCTGTATGGTTTAGTGCCGTGACCGAGCCGACAGCTTAACACTATGGAGAAAATCATAAGCATAGGTGGCAAGGAAGTTGGTTTCAAAGCCACCGCATCAACAACAAAAAGATACAGGCAGACATTCAACAGGGATTTATTCAAGGACATCAACGCTCTGATCCCAAGGGTTAGTGAGGGCAATCTCGGCGTGGATGACCTTGAATGTTTCCAGAACATCGCCTACATTATGGCAAAACAGTACGACAGCAATATCCCAGCCGATCCAGATGATTGGTTGGATCAGTTTGAGATGTTCGACATCTATATGGTCTTACCGCAGATCATTGAACTGTGGGGATTGAACGCTGTTCAGATCGAAGAGCCTAAAAAAAAAGTAGAAGAACAGAGCGTGAAATGACCACCGCTCTGTTTCTTCTTCGTTGTGCCGAGTTGGGTTTGTCTATGAACGATCTTGATAACCTTACGGTAGGGATGGTCAATGATATGTTCGTGGAGAAATCTAACGATAATTACGATTGGAAAGAAATTGCAACACAAAGCGATTTTGATAGATTCTAAAGGAGAAAACAATGGCATCTAAAAACAGAATCAAGGGCATTATCATCGAGATCGGTGGCGATACCACAAATCTACAGAAATCTCTAAAATCTGTTGATAGTGCCTTAAGAACGACACAGGACAATCTCAAAGACATCAACAAGCTGTTGAAACTTGATCCAACAAATACCGATCTTTTGAAACAGAAACAGGAGAACCTTAAAAATGTCATTGTTGATACAAAAGACAGGCTAAAGGTTTTAAACGATGCCTACAAGGAACTGAACGGCGATACCTCTTTAGAGGCGAAAGAAAAACAGGAACTGTTAAGGCGTGAGATCATCGAGACCGAGCAGAGCCTCAAATCGTTAAAGGAACAGTACAGGGATTTCGGTTCTGTTGCGAAACAGAAAGTCGAGTACGTTGCTGATGTGATGAAGAATATGGGCGACAAGATTACTGATGTCGGCAAGGATATGAGTATGAAAGTCACCGCACCTCTGGTGGCTCTTGGAACGATCGGTGTGAATTACAACGCCCAGATCGAACAGTACAGAACGATGTTCACCACCTTGACAGGTAGTGCCGAGGAAGCGGACAAGATCATTCAGCAATTACAGGCTGATGCTCAAAAGTCTCCGTTCGATTCAGCCTCTCTGATCCAAGCCAATCAGTATTTGATCTCGGCTGGTGTAAGTGCAGAAGAGGCGAGAAAGACCATTCTCAATTTAGGAAACGCCGTTTCCGCAACAGGTGGCGGTAGTGCCGAACTAGAGAGAATGGCACAGAACTTACAGCAGATCAAGAATGTCGGCAAGGCAACCTCACAAGACATCAAACAGTTCGCCAACGCCGGAATCAACATTTACGGCTTGTTAGCGGAAGCCACAGGCAAATCTGTCGAGCAAGTCAAGGATATGGATGTGTCCTATGAATTGCTGTCAGATGCACTCGCAAAAGCCTCTGCCGAGGGCGGTAAATACTACGGTGCTATGGAAGCACAAGGGCAGACCTTAAACGGTTCTCTGTCCGCAACAAAAGAATCCATCCAGATGCTTCTGGGAGAGATTATGGAATCGGCGATGCCTGTCATTGTTAAGGTTCTGGAAAAGGTACGAGAGGTCATCAATTGGCTCACAAACCTTGATGACGGCACGAAAAAGACCATTCTGATCGTGGGTGCTGTTGTGGCATCTATCGGTCCTCTGCTTATGATTGTAGGAACGGTCATCACAACGCTGGGTTCGTTGCTGGGTGCAATCTCATTCCTGTTTACACCGATTGGTGCTGTGACGGCTCTGATCGTTGCACTTATTGCAACCAACAAGCAATTCCGTGAGAGTATTGCCAATCTTGCTGTCGCCGTAAAGGACAAATTCACCAACATAAGAGACACGATCAAATCAACGATAGAATCCGCAAGGGATGCGGTCAAAAACGCTGTGGACAGGATCAAGAGCATTATGAATTTCACTTGGTCTCTGCCGGAGCTGAAACTACCGCACATTTCCATTTCCGGCAAATTTGGATTGAATCCGCCAAGCGTACCACACTTTAGTATCGATTGGTACGCCAAGGCTATGAAGAACGGTATGATTCTCAACAATCCTACCATCTTCGGTATGATGAACGGCAAATTGCTCGGCGGTGGCGAGGCTGGAAGCGAAACGATTGTCGGCACTAACTCTTTGATGTCGATGATCTCCAAAGCGGTAGGGCAGAATGCACCTGTTATCAATATGACCATCAACGCCAAGGATCAGAATGTCTATGAATTGGCTGATCTGGTCAGCGAACGTATCGCACATAAAATTATGCGAGAAAGGCTGGTATATTGATGCTTAAAACTTTAACAATCGATGGCGTAAGTCTGACGGACTACCATATTTTCTATGACGGATCACAATGGTGGAAAATACCAGAGAAGATGGTGGATTTCTACGATGTGGTCGGCAGAAACGGCGAGGTTGCAATACCTCACGGCAATTATTCGAATGTTATGAGGTCTTTCAATTGCTATATAAACGGCAATTGGCAGAACAATTATAATTCGTTTATAAACGAGATTTATTCCAAAGACGGCTATTTGAGAGTGGAATCCAGCGAAGAGCCGGATGTGTTCACTCTAGCCACAATTACAAGCGATTTAGAGCCGAATCTGTGGCAATTCAATCGTAAAGGCACATTTACTTTAGAAATGAATTTCCAACCGCAGAAATGGCTGAAAAGCGGTGAAAATGCAATAGAAATCACCGCTTCTACAACGCTTTTGAATCCAACGAAAATGACCGCCAAACCTATGATCGAAGTCACAGGAACAGGATCAATTACGATCAACACCTCTGTACTTGCTTTAGGCACGAACACAGGAACAACAGTTATCGATTGCGAAACACAGAACTGTTATGAGGGTGCGATCAACAGGAACGGCGATCTGACTATCACAAACGGATTCCCTGTTTTGAATGACACAAACACGGTCTCGTTCACAGGGTTCACATCCGTCAAGATTTATCCAAGATGGTGGAGGTTATGAGAATACTTGATTCAACAAAATCATTATCAGTATTGGCGACAGACACTACCAACGGTCTGGGCAACATCGAGCCGTTGGAATGCACCGTCACCGAAGAGTTAAACGGTATTTATGAGTGCGAATTTGCTATCAACACCAACGATCCGCACTATGCTGACCTAAAATCGAGCGGTCTTTTCAAAATCCCTGTAAACGAAAGCGGAGATGAACAGATATTCCGTGTGTACGAGTGGGGTGAGGAAATCTCACAGGTCGCTCACATCAAGGCACAGCACATCACCTATGACTTGGGCAAAATCCCTGTCAAGCCGTTCTCGGCGACAGGTGCGGTCAATGCAAAGAACAATATGTTGTCGCATATCCTCGGCACATACGATTTCACGATGACCACAGACATTTCGAACACGACCAGCACATTTAATCTGAACATTCCCAGATCATTCCGTGAATGCATGGGTGGTTATGAGGGTAGCCTTTTGGATGTGTTCCGTTGCGAGTATCAGTACGATAACCTTGAAGTCAAGATGTTGGCGAGAAGAGGTGCTGACAACGGTGTGAGGATCGCATACGGCAAAAACCTCACCGATTTCAAACAGGAGCAGAACCTTGCGAATGTCTACGATGCGGTGTATGGGTATGCTGTGGTAGATGATGTCACCTATGAGGCGACCTCGATCTACAACAAAACAAGTGCAGCCAAGCCGAAGGTATTGAATGTCGATTTCTCTGACAAATACGAAACAGGGGATGTTCCCACAGGAGCGGAACTGTTGGCGTATGCCACAGCGTATGCTACAAACAACGACATCGAAGTTCCCAAAGTCAGCATCGACATCGAATTCGTGCCGTTATGGCAGACAGCAGAGTACAAGAACATTCTCCCATTGGAGAGGGTTAATCTTGGCGACACCGTTCATGTCTATTTCGACAAACTCGGTGTGGAAGCATCCGCAAGAGTCATAAAGACGGAATGGAATG